GCGAATCACCGCCGGCGCCGCGACGAGAGCTGCAAGCCCAGTGAAGAATCCGCGTCGTCCGATCTCGATCATGAGTCGCCCTTATCCTCCTTGAGCATCGCCACCTTCAGCTCAAGATCGGCGATGATCGCGTCCTTCGTCATCTCGCCGTCCTCGATCGTCGACTCGATCAGCTCGTCCAGCTCGTCCAGAAATACGCTCATGGCTCCGACCTCGCCCTCGAAATTTCAGCGTACTTGGCGATCATACCAGCCCGCCACGCCCGCACGGCGAACTCGGCAAGAAACGTCCCATCCGTGAGTTCTTTCGGCGTCGCGGCGATAATTTCTTCCCCGTCATTCGTGACCGGCTCGCCGTCCGCGTCGATGAAGATCAGGTGATCGCCAGATTCCTCGACTTCGATGTCCATCCCGATAACCCGGCTGACCGTCTTCAAAAGCCGGTTCAATCGTTCAACAATTTCACCAGTTTCGCTCACTTGGTTTCCTCCAAAAGGACGGGCGGCCCCATCGCGACATCCGGGGGGCGGGTTTCGCTCGCGAACCGCCCGAGCGGGACAGGAGGCCCGCTAATTTGCACGATACGCATAAAAACAAAACTTGCAAATGTCTCGCAATCACCCTATATAAGGGACGGGCGACCTACCGCCCGAAGGAGTCGAAATGAACAGAATCGTTGAAAACATCCGGGTCTATGACCGCCGGACGAAAGGGTACGTCTCGATCGACGTCGATGTCGAGGTCGACGTCCGCGCCCTCGCAGAGCAACTCGCGGTGAAGGCTTACAGCAACAAATCACGCAAAACCTCGCTCGCCTTCGGCAAGGTTCGGATCAGCGTGAGAGGCCCGAGCAAGGCCTAAACGAAAGGGCCGTCGCGTCTGCGGATTCGCGGCGGCCCCCGTCGTCAACAGGAGAAAGGCGACTCGGAACGTCGCCAACAGAGAGTTTACCATGAAAAAAGCAGTCGGATACTACCGGACCTCGTCCGCGACCAACGTCGGCGCGGACAAAGACAGCTTGGCCCGCCAGGAGGCCGCCGTCCGCCGCTACGCGGCGCACAACGACATCGAGATCGTCGAGGAATTTTACGATGCTGCCGTCTCCGGCGCCGATCCGCTCGACCAACGCGAGGGATTCCGCCGATTGCTCCAGCGCGTCACCTCGAACGGCGTGCGAATGATCCTTCTCGAAACCGCGAACAGGTTCGCTCGCGATTTGCTGATCCAAGAAACGGGTTGGCGGATGCTTCAACAACTCGGCGTCGAGCTGGTCGCCGTCGACAGCCCGAACGCCTTCCTCGACGACACGCCGACGGCGACGCTGATTCGGCAAATTTTGGGCGCCGTCGCGCAATTCGACAAGGCGCTGACGGTCGCCAAGCTGCGCGGCGCGCGCGACCGCAAGAAGGCCCAATTCGGCAAGTGCGAAGGTCGGCTGAGCTGGGCTCAGATGAACCCGGAAATGGTCAAGATCGCTAGCGATCTGCGCAAGACCGGCAAAAGCCTAAACGCGGTTCGCATGGCGCTGGAGAAGCAGGGTTTCGTCAGCTCGTCCGGCCGCCCGTTCACGCGATCAGTCGTGAGCCGGATGGTCGACGTCAAATGAAAGGGGGCGGCCGAAGCCGCCCCCACCTCGCCTTGCCGAGCCACGCGCCGCCGTGCCGGGACGTGCGTCGCCTCGCCACGCCAAGCCCTGCCGCGCAGGGCCGAGCATCGCCCCGCCGCGCTACGCCAAGCCGAGCCCTGCCTCGCCCGACCTCGCCGCGCCGCGCCGCGCTTTGCCTTGCGCCGCCACGCTAAGCCCCGCCTAACCGTGCCCCGCCCGGATAAGCCTCGCCTTGTCTTGCCCCGCCACGCGCTGCCGTGCCTCGCCGAGCCAAGCCGAGCACCGCCCAGCCCGCGCCGAGCCGAGCCGTCCCGCGTCCAATCAACAAACAATCCTCGCCTCGCAGAGCCGTGCGTCGCCTCGCGTCGCCTTGCCCCGCCTTGCCCGACCACGCCACGCCGTGCCAAGCCGCGCCTAGCATGGCCGGGGCCTGCCGAGCCCAAACCACGCCGCGCCTCGCAAAGCGTAGCCTTGCCCAGCCCTACCGGGCCGTGCCACGCAAGGCCCCGCACGGCCTCGCCGCGCCGAGCCCTGCCCTGCTGTGCCGAGCACCGCCATGCCGTGCCGCGCCCTGCATCGCGCCGCCTCGCCAAGCCTAGCCGAGCCTCGCCTAATCAATAAAATATCCCTCGCCTCGCAAAGCCGCGCCGCGCATTGCCACGCCGTGCCTCGCCATGCCATGCCAAGCCCCGCTCCGCATGGCCCCGCCTTGCACAGCCGCGCCGCGCCGGACCTTGCCTCGCCCAGCTCGGCCTAGCCCAGCCGTCCCGCGTCCAATCAATAAAATATCCTCACCTTGCCGCGCAGTGCGCCGCCCAGCCGAGCCAAGCAGTGCTAAGCCCAGCCGCGCTCCGCCAAGCCGAGCCCTGCCTAGCGACGCCCAGCCCTGCCCGACCGCGCGCTGCCGCGCCCCGCCGAGCCACGCCATGCCCTGCCGTGCATCGCTAAGCTGCTACGTCGATCGCCTGTTCCACGACCGCCCAATGATCAACGCGATAGCGCCCATACGGACCCTTCCGCGCCGGCCGAAAATCGCCGAGCCCCACCCGCTTCCCGGCGTCGTCGACAATCGACCGGAAGATCCCAGGTCCGAGAATGCTCGTGTCGAGCTGGACCGTAAATTCCAAGCGCCAATCATCGAACATCGGCCGGTGCGCGAGGATTCGCCCCTTGGTTGCCGGAATAACGACCGGCCTCGTGTCGACTTTCCACGCCTGTTTGTGGATCAAGGGGATTTCGGCGCCCTCGATATCGACACAAGCGAACATCATTGATTCTTCTTTGGTCGTGATTTGTTTTTTTCCGACTTTGTGAAACTTGCCGCCATCGACAAGGCTTCTCAGAAGGTTGGGTTGCGGGATTATCAGCTCGCCGTCGAGCCCCCGGTAGAGCTTGCTGTCGCAAATATCGAGAGGTGTTCTGCGTTCGGCGCCCGCAGAACTGCCGCGTACTCCGCCGGACGCTATGATCGCCGCTTCATCGCTGAATCGATTGCAAATTAGCGGCGTCACGCCGGTTATATGAACCAATATTTCCACTTTTCGACTCTCCTTGCCTTACAGCGCCTTGCGACGCCCCAGCCATGCCGTGCAGGGCCATGCCACGCCCCGCCTTGCCATCCCTGGCCAAACCCTCGCCTTGCAGCAACTGCAATTTGCATGAACTGCAAGATTGGGTCAAGCTGGAGCTATGATCACCGTCATTGACGTCTTCCGCCGCCTCAAAGCTCAAGCCCGTCAAAGAAGAGACCTGGGCCGTCGGCGCCGCCGTCCGCGACCGATATCAGGAGATCTACGGCTCACTGCCCGTCAAGGACAACCGGCCAAAGACCAACGGCGCTGGCACCCATTGCTTCGCGCTCTATCCGGAGACGTTCGAGCCGATCATCGAGCAAGTGATTGGCCGGATGAAGATCGCCCGCGACGCGCAAGGCGACTTGTTCGATAGCTAACTGGTGCCCAAGGAAGGAATCGAACCTCCGACGCCATGGCCTTCGACCATGCGCTCTACCAAACTGAGCTACCTGGGCGATCTCTTGGAATAAGCACATCGAGCGCGGCCTCGAAAACCTCGTCAGCCTCCTCGGGGCTGGCGCACTCGGCGACGATCCGATCGGCGATAATCTTCAGCAGCCAGGACGTCGGCCATTCCGGCTCAATGAGGAAACGGGTCATGTCCATTGCGCAATCGCCTCGGCCAGCTGCCAGAGCGCCGTCCAAACGAGCGCATTAACCAGAAGCACAATCGCGATCCTCATTGCGGCTCCCTCGGCACCGGCAGCCGCGCCGCCCACCGGGCCGTCAGCGCCGCCCCTTCGACGATGGTCTTGCACTGTTCGAGCACTTCCTGCGCCTCGGAAGGCCGCTCCTCGATCATGTACCGCGTCGCGCGGCCAAGAAGCGCGTTCGCCTCCTTCATCCGCTCGCCGATCTGACTGACCGCACTGTTGTAGTTCGCGTCGCGTCTCATCGGGGCTTCCCCGCAACTTCGATCACCGGGATCTCGGTCCACTCGACGTCGCCCTCGCGCCGGATCTCGACCCGGAAAGCCTCCCGCGCGATTCGCTTCGATCGCCCCTGGCCGAGCATCGCGGTTCAGCTCGGCCCAGCTGTAATTGACCACCCGGATGTCGACGATCGGCCGCGCCTCCTCGATTGCCATCCCAGCAAGGACTCGGTCGACGTGTTTCTTAGTCATAGGGCTCCAGCTGGTCGATGAAGGCGAGCAGGCGCTCCTCGCCCAGGCACAACCATGCCGGATCATTCATAGCATGAAATGCAAATGCCGCCTTCGCTCGATCGAGATCGCCCGCCTCCCGCAGCAAGACCGGCCACAGGACGTCCATGTCGACCATCCGCTGCCGGCGGCGCCACCACATCACGACCAGCGCCCAGATTCCCACCTAAACCCCCCTTTTAACCGCAGCCGTTTTATGCATGTCACTTTTTTCTCCCACGATGGAGGTGGACAAATTTGCTAAACCGACCTCGCTTTTCGCGTCGGTTTAGCAAATACTCCCCCAGCAGGGTGGCGATAGCGTCCTCAAGACGTGTCCACCGTTCCAAGCGAGATGAAGATTCGGTCCGCCCACGCGCCTGTCGGATGGACTGAAGGGGCCGGCTCCGGCGCTGGAGCCGGCCCCGCCCCGTCGACGATGTCGACGATGTCGATGATCTTCAAACGCCCTTCAAACGCCCTTCAAACGCCGAAAGGGGTAGGAACAAACCGTGAGTCACGGTCATAAACGAGGATCAGATCGGGTACAGGGGCATCGGCGGCAGCGGCGACGCCATCAGCTCCGCATATTCCTCCATCTGAACCTCGGTGCTCTTCTTCAGCAAGCCCCGATCACGCAGCCACTTCAGCGCTTGGCAGATGGAATCGGGGATGTCGTCATGTTTGCCCTTCGGAAACGAGGCGCACTGCGACATCGCCAGCTCGGCCCAGTCGCGCGGCCAAACCGCCCCGTTCGTCTGCGTCTGACCTGGGCACCAGATGACCCCCTTGCGCACGCTCCCGTCAGCCTGCTCTTCACCCCAAAGGTGAGAGAGCGCGTTCGCCCGCGAAACCTTGTCCATGTTCCCAGGATCGATCCGCTGCACCGCGAACTCCTCGTCCCGCGTCAGCCGCTGGACCTCCTGCGCGACCGAGATCCCCGACCCCTTCAGCTCGATTAAGAGCCGATCGACCTTCAATTTTCTGCAGCTCTTGATCAGCTCCTCGACCAGCTCGTTCAACGGCAGCCGCCGCTGCCAGCAGGCCATCAGCATCGCCTGCTGAACCCCTTTATGGTTCGTCCAGATCCCGAGCACGGTGAAAGCGCTGTAATCGTTTTCCTGCTTTTCGCCGAACGCCGGGTCCAGCGAGCCCAGGATCAGGTCCATGTCAGGGTATTGCGATTCGTTGCGCCCATAGGTCACCGCGATCCCGCGATGCCATAGCTCCCAGCCGGTGTACGGAAACACCCCGCCGCCCCGAGGCGAAGGCCGCTGCTGATACTGCCCCGCGTAAGCCCACCGATCCATGTCCCGCTTAAGGTTCTCGACCTCCTGCCGGCCCCAGCGCTGCGGGAACAACAACTCGCCCTCCGAGCGCCGCCAGTCCGAAAACCCGATCGACGTCTCGCAATGGCGCCCGCTCTCGTATTCCATCGGAAGCACAAGCTGCACATAGTCCGGCATAAATTCTTGGATCACCCCGCTGATGTCCGCCTCGTGCAGCCGCTGCATCACCACAACGATCGCGCTCTTCGCCTGATCGTTGAGCCGATTCACCGCGCTCTCCCGAAACCGCCGCGTCGCCTTCTCCCGGTCGTTCGGGCTCTCCGCCTTCTCCACACTGTGCGGGTCATCCAGAATCAATCGATCGCCGCGCCTGGATGTCAGACTGGAAAACGCAACCCCGTCCCGCGTCCCCGTCAAAGTGTTCTCAAAACTCAGCTCGCCACCCCGCGTCAGCTCCACATGCGGCCAGTGCCGCTGATACCAATCACTGGTGACGAGGAGCCGCATCTTGCGAACGTCCCGAACACACGCGCTCTCCGCAAACGACGAACTGATGTATCGATAGCTGGTAAGACCCCTCGGCCCCCATTCCCACGCCGGCCAAAACACGCTCACCAGCAAACTCTTCGCCGACCCAGGCGGAACATTGATCAGCAGCCGCGTAATCATCCCGGCAGTGACAGCTTCAAGGTGCTCGCACACCGCCTCAACCAATGCGCCCTTAACGAACGGCATCCTCGGTTCAAGGATCGGCCACGCCGCCTCAACAAAATCAACCAAACTAGTCCGGCACCGCTCCCGAACCGTCGACACCGACGCCGACGCCTCCATCGACGAGATCCCCAGCTCCCGTCGCATCAGCTCCGCCACCACTGCCTCGTGGCTCGGTAGATTCGACTGTTTCCCCATCAATCAAAACCGGATGTCGCGCCAAGGGCCGCAACGCCCTCTCTAACTCAATCAATTGCGCCACACTCAGCCTTGTCAAATCCGGCCCCGCGTCCGCGTCCGGCTTCGGTGGTCCCCAAATCGGCCCGCCCCGCCGCTCTAACCAAAACTTGTTCATGCTCGCGTCCGCATGCCGCCAGTTCCGCTCCGGTCCCCCGACCGCCATCTGAAACGCCGCCTCCGCGACCTCGTTCGTCCGCTTCGCTCCCCCCCTCATCATGAAACCCTTGTACTTCCGATACAGCCGCTCCGCGCTCAACCCAGTCAGCAAACTGATCTCCTGCGGCGTCAATCCATTTGCCGCCATTTGCTCCACAGACCCCTCCATCTCCTTCGCCTGCTTCTCACGCTCCGCCAATTCCTCACTCGTCAAAACTCGACTGCGGCGCGCTCGTGGTTTCCCCGGTTCTGCCATGTTCAACTCCTACGGAACTAACCATATTTTTACCTCAACGCTACAAGCCTAAAAGTTCAAGATGGGCGGTCCCCCCCCCACCCTCCTGGCACCGTTGTAG